ATAATTAAAAGTACCGGAAATGCCAAGAGGCATAGCGTCTGAAAAGCTACCTTGTCCAAAGGGATAAACAAGGAATACAGCGGATGCCGCTGCCACGGGTGCGGAGTATGCAACAAAGATCCAAGGCCTCATTCCAAGTCGATAAGAGAGTTCCCATTCCCTACCCATGTACGAATAGATACCGATGAGGAAGTGGAACACAACCAACTGAAATGGGCCGCCGTTGTAGAGCCATTCATCCAGGGATGCGGCCTCCCAGATGGGGTAGAAGTGTAGTCCGATTGCGTTTGAGCTTGGGACGACTGCCCCTGAGATGATGTTGTTTCCATAAAGTAAAGAGCCAGCTACGGGTTCACGAATGCCGTCGATGTCAACGGGTGGAGCTGCAATAAATGCAACGATGAAGCAGGTTGTAGCTGCTAGTAATGTTGGAACCATTAGGACTCCAAACCAGCCAACATAAAGTCGGTTGTTAGTACTGGTTACCCAGTCACAAAAGTCATTCCAAATATTCTGTTGTCTTTGTAGTGCAATAGATGTGGTCATTAAAATAATAGTGCATGTTTATGAAGCGATTAAACATCGCCAATGAAGCGATTAAGTAAGACCAGTTTTAAGACTTGGCTGTCTATAGCTAGGGAGGGAATTGCACCCTCCTTTAATTCTATTTAGCTTTCTTTGCAGTCTTTGCTGCCCGTTTGAAATTGGCTTTTGTAGGTGCGCCAGCAGAGCCAGCCTTCCTCATCTTCTCGCCACTTCCTTTTTTAATGCGCTCACGCTTTGCGTGGATGTTTGCGTACAGTCCTTTACCCATCACCAAATACCAGGGATGAGTTGACCTGTCAGTGCGTATGCACCTAGTGCAGCAATGACTCCGAGCATCGCAAGACGCCCGTTCAATTGTTCTGCATGCTTTCCTTGATCTACTTGCATAACTTCTACCCGAGGTTCATGTGGCCAAATTTGTGTATCGTTCATTAGAAGGTGTACTTAACTCCTACTTTGGTTCCGTAATCATTTACATCATCGAAGCTTGCAGACAGCTCACCGTATACAGACACTCGTTCTGTTGCTTGGATTGAGCCACCGACTTTGCCAGTAAGCTTTGTCTCTTCAACACCATTGTCAGGTGCAAAGATAGAAGGACCAGCTTGAATATAATATGAGCCGACATCATTACCACTTTCATATCCCAGGTGGAAGTCAGTCACATGTCCATTGAAGTTAGAGCCAGTAAACCCAGCGTTGTTTTCAATGTTGGCGTAAGGGCCAGCCAGTGCGGGAGTTCCCAATGCAGCGGCTGACAGGATTGCGATAAATTTTTTCATTGTAAAATTAAAGGTGAATTGTTTAGAAATCAACGTTTGATATTTCGAGTTTTGCCATTATTTGTTGGCGGTATGCAGGGTCGCGTTCGTAGCGTGGATCTGACATTGCAGCCACTACTTCTGCCTGACTGGTGAAACCTTTAGTTGATTCAGAAGGTGCTTTACCTTGAACCAGTTTCCCTTCGACTCCTACTGAATCTCCGTAACGGTACGCCATTGCTTGCATAGCAAAATATGCAGCGTTGCGATCTCCCGAATCCATTACGGAGTCATACATATTTACTTCATTCTCTGTGAGATTATCACTAGCCCAGCGCATCATGGTTGCATACTGTTCTTCTCCGCCAACTGAATCTTTTAACAGTCTGGCTTCCTTATTAGTAATCTGTTTTGCTTCAGGCTGTGAGTTTCTGTATTCCAAATACATCTTTGCAAGGTCGCCAGGATCACTTCCCTGCAACTCTTTCAACATGCTCTCACTGATCTCATCGCCTTGTGCTTCATTCCACAATCTTTCTAGCAATGAAGCGTCAACTGTTTCCTCTGGCTCTTCCTCTTCTGTGGATTCTTCTGTCTCCTCAGTAGATGCTTCGCTTGATTCACCCAGTTTCTTTTGTAGTTCAATATAAGCAGCTTCTAATTCTTCAGCATTCTTATATTTTCCAGCAAGCATTGTTTCTTGCTGTTCTGCCATCTCTTCGCCAACGGCAAGTGAATCTTGCTCATCAGCGTTCAGCTCTCCTGCGGCATTTTCATCGGAGAGCATGGACATTACTTCTGCCATGTATTAACTATTGATTTTGTGGTGGTGTTTGTTGTTCTGCTAGCTCTGGATTTTTAGAAGGATCCATCATCGGTGTCTTCATTGCATCAACACTCAGTTGTTGTTGTTGCATATCCATTGCTTGTTGTTGTTGCATCGCTTGCTCTTGCTGTACCTCTTGCATACTGCGTACAAGATTCAGTACATCAATACCTTGTGATGCAGCTAGTCGTTTGATCACCTCATCTGTATTGATGAAGTTTGCAATTGCTTCTGGTCCTAATGTCTGAGCAAGAATAGTAAGGAACTGTCCTAAACTTTCCCTGTCCTGACCACGGCCAAGTGCATTGATACCAGCAACGATAGTTGGTTTAACGATGTCCTTAGGAATCTTAGGGATTTCACCTTTCCTTTGTGCATCAGCTAGCTTTCTGTTCAAATAAGGTACAAGGAAATCAACAGTTAGTAGGCTGAATAATCCGCCGAGCTGCTGTTCGAGTTCCATTTGTGTCATGCGCACCTCTTCTGCTGTGGTGCGTTCTGACTGGCGGATATTCATAATCAGGAATGCATCGCTAATGCGACGTTCCAAACTATTTGCCATTTCAAATGCAGTGGCAAAGTCAGCTGTCTTACCAACTTGAATTACACCAATGTCATCAGGTCTTCCCTGAATGATTGCACCGTTACCTGCAGCGGCCAGTGTGGAGGGCTTAGTTGTACTTGAAGGTGATACTGTAAATACTACTTTTGCAGCTGCTGCAGAGCCTTCTACTAGTGCCTGAGAGAGTCCTTCTAATGACTTCAAGTCACCAATGAATTGACCTACTCTTCCACGTCCGTATGATTCACCATCAACTGTATTAAACCTAAGTGGTATCCAAGGATTAATATCTATTGGTGCCTTACCCTGCGAACCTTTTACAAGTTTGTCATTCACCTCTTGGTGCCATACAAACCTATTGTTATCTCTTTTGATATGTGTGTAGACATCAACGTTGTCGTCATGCCCACCGTCATCTTCTACGGTGTTAGGTTCTAGTACCTCTTTGGGTACTTGTGTTTCAATAAGTTGTTTGGAGATTCGTTCCTTAGTAACTATTTCAATCACTTGACCATTCCCATCCCGATCCACTACGAAGCGGTTCAGAGGATATACCTTAAGGCCATGCTTACTCATAAAGACAAGAGCGTTGCCAGCAACAACCAAATGAAGCAGTGCTTGGTGTACTGCTACTCGGTCGTCTGATGCCGAGATAGATTCCAGAATGATTCGCTCTACCTTTGCAAAAGATAGATCAAGTTCTGATTTCATCTCAGGTGGGAAATCCTCACCTAGTTGGCTCTCGTCTAGTTGTAGTTTAAAGAAGCTTGTTTGTACAGGAAGTAGTCCCAACATCAATTTACTTGCCAATGTCACACAGGCTTTAGCGCCTACTGATTGGTAAGGAGTTTTTAAATGTTTCATTCCTGCCATGCTTTCTTCATGACCACGGATTAAGTATGGCAAGGTAAGCTCTGATGCTTGCCTAGCTTCATCTAAGAATTGAGAACGATCGCTTGCTAAATAGTCGTACCTAGTGCGTGCGTGCATTTAATTAAATGTTTAATGATTTGTCTTTGATACCTTTGATTCGTAAACCAGTTCTACCGAACGTTCCTTTCATGCCTTGTCGTGTTAAGGCTGCAGCCTGTTGTGTATAACCACTTGTCTTCACACCAACTGATGGTTGTTGCTTATTGCTCATAGTTTCAGCTAGAGAATTTCTAAGTGAAGCCATATTGGTATCATACTTTTCAGTTGTTGCAGTCAAGGTCTTGTCGAAAGTATCTTTCTGAGTACTCAACAGTGCCTCAAAGTCAGTTTGCTGATCACTTAATGACTTGGCATATGAATCTTGATTTTTTTTAAGCTGATCTTGTAATCCAGTTAATGAGTCACCTAGCCTTTTGATTTCATCGTCGTACGCCGAAGTGTCAAATGTAGTTGCAGTGGTATTTGTAGCTAGGTTTGTCTGTTGATAATTTTCCTGGACAGGATTTGAAGGTGCTGCAGCTTTTTGTGCAGGCGCTTGATAGCCACTAATGTAATCATAGATCCTACGAATTTCCTGTGTCTTGTTGACGTTTTTAATTCCAAGTTCCTTTGCAACTCTGCCTAAAAGACCAGTGTTGTATGCGTCGTAGTTAATTACACTTTTGTAACCTGTTTGAACCCTTCTTCTTCCATCTCTACCAGCACCACGCATTTCATAACGCGGTACATCTTTTGTGACGAACCCACTATAAGCAGTTGTCCTAAGTCGGTTCATCTGCTTTTTATTAAATGCCATTAGTTCTCCTCCATATATTGGATGATCCACTCAACAACACTTCGTTGACCAGATCTATACATAATCTTTTCCATACTATCTTCAGGTGTAGGGTTAGTTGGTGGAAACGTTTCTTCTAATTGATGCTCTAAACCACGGGCTTGCATGCCCATTGTTTCAAGCGTACTGAGGTAAGTTGACATTAGAATGCTCAAAGAAAGCTGGGACTCTCGCTGCCTTGGTGAAAGAAAGCTCAGGAGCTTTGCCCTCATACATCAAGCGATCACTGGAATCCAGCCAAAATTTTCTGTCTAAATATTTATCGGCATTGCTTCCTAGTGGTTGCATCACCCAATTGATAGTTGCCTTGCGGAGTTTATCAAGAGAAGGACTGACAGTAAGCCCCAGCTCCCGACAAACAATGCTATTGGCAGCAACGTGAATTTGTTCATCTCTGCTAATATCTGCGCTAACAGTCCTCATTCCTGCGTCACCATTAGCGCGAAAGAATGGTAAAAGAACGAAGAAAATTGCACGCTCGGCAACCATCGCTTTGAGGATCGTATGATCCGGATGCGAAGTCCAAGCTTCCCTGAGCCGGAGAGCTTCCGCTTCAGCTTTTTGATTAACCCCGTAAGCATTGGCAATGTAACCAAGTGCCAGGTCGTGGTTTTCTTCGTCTGTAACATTGGATTCCAATAACTCCCGCGATAGTGCTGGTACGTCGGTATCCAATGCATCACGGATAAAATCTCCCACAGGTAGTTCCATATGTCTCAACGCAAGAGCACGGTGTACCGCTTCTTCCGCCCCTGCCTTGCATGATCCGGCAGTGGTTTGGACTGGCGTCCATTTTCTTTTTCTGTTCAGTAGTTTTTGATAAGGATCTTGTCTCATTCTTGGCAGTCACATGTAATTTCATCGTTTAAAATTTCCTCCAAATAATTCTCTACATCTTCTGCATCTAGTGCAGCATATGCATCAGTCTTATCTTGAGTGTCCCCCATCACTTGCAATGAGTAATAGAGAGATGTTTGCGGAGACCTTAGCCACTCTTCCACGAACGCATTGTCGTAGGTCACTACATCACTCCAGGAGTTGAAGCTATAACCGTGAAGAAGTCCTGTGCGATTGAGCATCGTCATGATGCCATCCGCAACTCTTTTATAATTATCCCAGCCTACTTCTGATGCAATTTCTACGTCACCGTAGTTATAAGTTTGTACTCCGAAAGTACCTGAGTCGCGATCGACTGTCTGCGAGATAGGTGGAGCGATTTCTGGTGTGCAAGTATAGCCATCCAAATCCACGCTTCTATAACTGCAA